TAGTCGATACGACTTCATATGCTCTCGGATGCTCTGATGCTTTTGCTACATCGAGCATTTGCTCTAACGCCTCTGTTCCAGATTCGATTACATTATAGAAGTTACTTCTAGCGTACTCATAATCTTTATTCATTTTGTCGTCAGTGGGAACTGGCGTTCTTTCAATCACCTTCCCTTCAACTACATCATCCAGAGGCTCAAGTCCTAGACTTTTACCTATTTCATCATTCATATTATAACCTTTCTTTATTCGTGTTCGTCAGCAACACCTGATGTTGTGGCGCCATCGCCATCACCGTCATTTATCACAACCATTGCTTTCCAATCATCATCTATTCCAATGGTTTGTGTGAATGCGGCTCTTTCGCTATCGTTTGCTATGTTACCAGTGACAATCGGAGTTACTTTTGCAGTTGAGAGTCTTTGTGAATTAGCGGCGACTTTTGATCCACTCCACACAGTTGGATTAGCGTTCGCTTCAGCAACTATATCTGGAGCAGTAAATATATCTCCAACCTTGTACACATTACCTGTACTGTCATCATTGGTTAGATACTTATTCCAAGCCGTCTGCATATCGCCCGCAGATACTCCACTAGTAAAGTCACCACCACCAATATCATATATTCTATATTTTGTACCCGGGGTTAAAAGAAACGCAACAGCAGGGTTAATACTTACAGTTGTAACAGCAGTTGGAATAGCGGGTGCTACTGTAATCTGTGAGCCACCTTGCGCTCTGCTATCTCCAGATTGAACTTCTGTTGTTGGATAAATGTCAGCATCAACAAAAGTAATCTGCTTCTTGGTAGACACAGGTCCGAAGAAGTATCCTTTCATTGTAAAGTTCAATGTCCAAATCAATGCTCTTCTTGATTCAAAGTCACCTTCGTATGTGTCTTCTTGTGATACACTGTTTAATACAATCGGTATATCGAAGTATGTGTTGAGTTCATCAATCAACTTGACACTCACTGTGCAATCTGGTTTGAAGAATGGTAGTATCTGCTCAACAATCTTTGTACCATCTTCATTATATTTTGTCATAATGTTCAACTGAAACTCAAGATCATATGGTGCAGGTGAAAACATTGTGGTCATTGTTCCATCAGCCGCACTTGATCTAACCATCTTTGTGACACTTGTCAGCTTTCGATCTGGATTATATGTCATTCCAGTCATTTCAAAAGACATTCTTGGTAGAGTAATCGCAGGCGCATTGTTCTGTAGATTCTGATCGATTCTAGCAAGTATCTTTTGCATTGGTGCGTAGTTAATTGGCACCTTCATTCTTTGAGTAGTTGCGCTTCCAGTCTTTCTGCTTATTTCGATGTCGTTAAACATCGTACCGAATACAGCAACATATCGTCTAGTCGTCTCGTTGTAAAAGTGATTACCGTACATTAGAAAATATCATCTCCAAATGGGTTGCCTTGACTAAAGTCAATAATGTTATCTGCCGCAATGTCATTGTTCTTATCAATGAAGTCTTCAAACGCAGTGTTTTGACTATCTGTGTTAGCATCAAATGTTGCATCAACAACAGGGGTGCCGTCAGCCTGAACAGTCTTGTGATTAGCAAATACTGCTGTGATTGCGCTTGCTTGATCTGCTGTCAACACATCAGCGACTGCGGGTATTGTGAATCTTTCTTGACTATATTCGAACAATTCACACTTCAAATCAAATGTTTGTAGTGAACCCATTTGATAGAACACTGCTTCATGCTCAACAAATGTAATTTCGAATATCTTCTTGTTTAGTGGGAAATATAGAAGATCGCCTTCAAGAGGTCTTCTTTCAGTAGCAGTAACACCACTTGTTCCTCTATCTACATCGTCATTAGTACCATCACCATCACTGTCAGCAGTATCTATGAAATTAGAGACTGCATTTCTATATCTCTTTTGAGCAACTGTGAATGTGATTGAGTCACGAACTTCAAGACCAAACTTAGATAAGAAGTCGCCTTCGCCTTCAAAGCCTTCAACATTCTTGATATACATCTCAACTGGATACGCAGAAAGATACTGAGCCAAGTCATCTTCTTGAAAGATATTATCTCTAGAAGCAGGGTTTCTTGGAATATAGAAACAGTCAAGACCAAACATCTTGATAGACTCAATAACCAAGTCTTCTATAAGATCCTGTTCACCATGTACTCTATCTACAGAACCATAGTTGTTGAAATACGAATTTGTAGCCACTCTATTATCCTATCATATCGACTGCGGGCAAAGAATAACTTGAAGCCATTTCTTCTTCAAGTCTTTGAATCTCTTCTCGTGCATCGCTTAAAATTTGTTCTCCATTGAACTGAACGCCACCGGGCAATGTCATGCCATTGAACTTAGTGAGATTTGATCCCCACTGATATTTAATTTTTGCTGTTGCGTAGTTTTGCAAGAAACGATCTTTCCACAAGTCTGTGTATGTAGTACCGTCAACAACTTGATATGCTTCGACTACAACATGAGTTCCTACAGCCAGTGAGTCTAAGTTAGTGTCTAGAAACAGTCTATTTGTGTGTCTATTATATCGCATTGGAACTGCGCCTACTAACAGTTCTTCCATAAGACTAAGATTAGCCATTGACATATAGAAGTGAGTCATGTTATAATTCATTATATCGTGAAGATTGTGCAATACAAACTGATACTTTGCGTTAAATATTCCAGACCCCGTACCAACATTAGACTCTGGTGTGAACACATTTACGGCACCTATGATGTTATCTGGAATCTCAATGTAGCCAAGTTCAAAGATTCCTTTTGTGATACCTGAGTTTGCTGAAGATTCAATTGTTGCTGTTGTGGTAGAGTCTTCTCCAGTTATAACTTCGCCATGCACAAAAGCTACATCATTAGTTGGCTTGCTATATGTAATCTCTGCACCAGATACCTCTAGAATTACTGCTTTAGCACCACCTGCGCCTGTAATGATCTCACCTACAGTGAAGTTCTCTGCTGTACTTGTAGTTAATTTAAGTGCTGAATTAGATACTTTGTGCTTGAAATAAGTCTTTTCTACTCCATCAAAGTGATAGTCGTTATAATATGACAGTGCCTCATCAACTCTATCGTCTACTTGCTCAGTAGAAACATTGATATCGATTACTGGTTTTCCCAATTTTCTGAGACAAAACTCTTTGAAGTCTGCTTTAGTTGTTGGCTGTGCCATGCTTTATTCCTAAATTATGTTGATATAATACTATTTATAATCAATAGACTTGTGCTATTTTCAGATACAATGAGTATAAATATTTATAAATAAGTGATAACAGACTTCGAATTAATATCTATAATATATTCTAAAAGGATAAAAAAATGTCAATACCAACAACTATTCCAACAATTGCCACTGTAAACGGCAATGGTGACTTTCCAGGCGTTAATGGATTCAACTACAATGGTGGTGTTACCCATTTTGCACTTTACGGCACATTTGCAGGGGCAACCATTACAATACAAGCATCTTTCGAGGAAGACGGATCCCATGTATTCATTCCACTCACAGACGAAGCCGGTACTGGAGTTTCGATACAAGCTAACGAAGTTATAAAAATCGACATGGGTAAATGTAAGCTGAAATTTGTCGCTACAGGTGCAACGGGTACTCCCGCTATAAAAATTAAGGCATCTTAAAATGGCTATAACCAGAGGGGTTCTATCTCGGGCTACTGAAGATCGAGTTGTTGTTAATGTCCAAGAGGTGACAAATGACGAAAGTCCGCCTGTAATAAATGGCGCACCTTCAATAACATTAACTCCTTTGGAGGGAGCCGTTCATTCAACGACTCCAATTGCGACTGTACAAGCATCAGATAGGTTAAATTTCTCTTTCCAGAAACTGAGCGGTCCTACTGAAGTCACTATTGATCCTAATAATGGTCAAATAAAAACGTCAAAAGCAGTATCAAAAACTGCTAGTTGGAATACGCCGAATTCGCCCGGAAATTCTTCTACAATTAAAGCAACAGACACTGCAGGCAATGATTCGTCTCTGACTACAATCAATATAAACCCTCAGTATGCGGGTGCGCTTGCAAGCTGGGCAACAGGTGAATCGGTAAGCCAAAGCACTAATATCATATCATATGATCTTAGTAATTCTACTAATAACACTACCTTTCCTTATATGGATGAAGCGTTTAACGAATCGGAATTTGCAGGCTATTTTGATCAGTTGAATATTAATAACAGCCCAGGAAGCACTAGTACTCAGCAATCTGGGTACGGTCGTGTAGAGGTTTTCGTGACTGACTTTTCTGACGATGACGCTCACACGCATATTAGGACAATAGCAAGTGGTTCTAGTAATAATGTTCGGTTGGGTTTGGCGCAAAGTGGTAGTTTCGTTAAAACGTGGACAAGTGGAGATTCGATTGATGTAGTATTTGGTCTAGTACCAGATAATCATTACTACTATGAATTAATCACTAACCCAGGTTCACAGGGATATCCTAGCCAGTTTGGTGCTGATGAATTATTTAGAGATGCGCCTGATAATTGTATTAGAGTGCGACATTCTAGCGATGCAGATGATGTTACTATATCTACTGGTCAATTAGTAAATATTGGCGCAAAGAGATCAACGACATATGGTATATCCCCGACTATAAATTTCCCAACAGGTCTTATAAATGAGCAAGCTATTGGCAGTGTTACAAACAGTAATGGCGCTTGCTACTATGCTATTAATAATGGTGATGGTACACTTTCTTTTGCAACTTCACGTTCAAATGCAGTCGCAGAAACCCCTGTTAAAGTTCAATTTTCTAACAGTGGTTGGGGCGGAAGTTATACAGATACATCAAGAACAAGTATTAGAATAAGACCAACCGCTCTTAGAAAACAAACATACACAGTTAGTGATCCATTTGAAGTGACTCATACTCCAACACTAGCAAACCATACTCCTACACCTTGGAGTGGTGTCGGAGCGCCTGGCCAAGGGTCCACGATACAAGTATATTATTATGTACCCACTTTAGCGGCTAATGCGTTTACCGATGTTATAGTCGCTAATATTTCTGGTGGAGTTGGTTCTTACACAACCAGTAATCCATACACTAGTTTCAGTGGTTATCAAATTGATACCAGTACGCCAAGTGTCTTTAAACTTCGACTACCACAAAATCAGACTGCATCCGGAACATATGTTCTTACTGTTGCTGATCAGGCCGGAGGTGCGAGAACTGTATCCTATACAGTGCAACCCGTTAGTGAAATTGTACTTACTTCTGGAAATAATGTGAGCATTTCATCAAGTTATAGCACTGGAGTTGTTGCTCAAGTGACTTGTTCAGGTGGAAATGGTGCTTACACATTTGCGATTAATGGTGGCGCTACTACCAGTTCCTTAATTAGTAATGGACTGTCTATTAATAGTTCTAACGGAGAGATATCTTTAAACTCTGGGGTTGGTGCCGGAAGTTACAATGTAGGTTTCAGGGTTACAGATAGTTTAGGCAACTTCGAAGATTTTACTATTAATTTAGTTATAGCAGTCCCAGTAGTACAGACAATCACGATACAAGGTGTGGGATCACCTACTGGTGGTGTGTACTATTATGGCTACAGTGGGGGGCAATATGGTGGATCAGGTACCATATCGCCACAAGTTGCACCATTTCCTTCGTTTGTTAGCGGTAATGTAACTTTAGGTGTTTATTATCAAGTCGCATTCGGTAGCTATAACTTCTATGTGAACATAAATAATAATGGAGTTTCTTCAGGTATACCACAAAACACATTCACTCAATTAACAATTGATGATGGAGTTAATGTAAGGGTGTTTGATACGTCTTCTGTGTACCATGGCTACTTAGCAAACCTTGGGTCAGCCCCTAATAGATATAGCCAATGGCGATGGGGCTTCAGCCCAGGAGATGCTCAATATCAAAGAATTGTTAATATGAGCGCAGGCGATACAATTACACTCACCTTTACTTAAAATATGAGAAAAAACGATGGCTACTAGGAAGTATTTAAAATTTGGGTTGAGAGCAGATAAAAATCTAGCTGATTTAACTGATAGTACAACTGCATTGGGTAATTGTCTTAATGACATAACCAGTGTGAATGATATAGATGGTACCCCAACTGGGTTTACTGTATCAGACTTGAGTCCCCTATTTGTGATTGCAGATAGTGATATAGATGAAACATTCGACTATACTAGACCGGCAGTTCCGCCATATGCGTTTACTAGACTAAAAGGGACTAGAGCGCAAGCGACAGTTATCGATAGTCTAGGTAGACAAAGCACTAAAGTTATCGAACCACAATTAAGAATACAAGACTACTTAGATAAGTATAAAACCGTATTTGGTGATCCACCTTTTATTAATGGTGGATCAGGTCCTATAGCAGACTTTATTCCAACAGACAGAATCAACAGTAGCACTCAACAAGTTGGTTCTGTTGTTTCTGGTGATGATATTGTTTCGGGTAACGTATATAGACTGATTCAAATAGGGTCTCTTAGTGTTTTTAGTGCGGCATGGGATTCTCTAGGAGTGGCGACACCAGTTCCACTTGAAGATTCTAGCGGAACTGTTATCAATGCAACTACTTCTAGTGTGTTTACTGCATTACAGGCTGGCAGTGCTTCATTCCCAGGCGCATTGTTTATGAATATTTCAGTGCAGACCGGTAGTTACGAATCTCCCGAAGCTAACATAGCACCAAGTAACTTATCTCCAACTAAATTATACACAAAGATTATAGATAACAATACAACTAACATTTATGTTGATGATTCTTACTGGAACGCCACCGGAAGATTCGTCATAAATGGTAGACTCTTTGATAACTTTCCAGACGCTAATGGTATATTACAGTTTACTGGTTATCAGGACGGGTCGTTTTCTCCGATAATATCGACTAATGGATTGTTTTTGTTAGAGCAGGATATAACTGCAAACGAATCCACAGAAGACAACTGGGAAACGATAAGAGGGGGTCTGAGCGATTCGTTTATACCATTCTATCCATTCTCATATGAGACCGAGTCAAACGCCGGAATTACGAGAATAACCTTTGATTCGAATGGAAAAGACATTATTAAGTTGGCGACTGGAATGTCTGTGACGATAACAGATGGTGCTGAAGAGTTAACTGGTAATGTATCAACTGTATCTATTGATGGAAACTATGTAGATTTAGATTTGGACCTCGCTGTTGATAGTGGTGGAACGACATATTCTAGACAATTACTAGTGATATCTTCAGAATTGGGTGGAGAAGAAGTATCTTTTTCTAGTATGGGGATTGCTCCAGTAGGATTTTCGCAGAGAAGAAGAGTTAGATACACATACTACTGGCCTGAAACCACATCGAATATCAACGCAAAGGCTGCGGGTGATATAAGCACTAGTCAATTCGGGTTTGAGAACTTTTACCCAGTAAACTCAAGTCAAAATTTCGACAGTAAAAAATATAGCTATCCATACTACCGTCAAAAAAGGGCAAGTCCTTTAAACGAATTAGCTAATCACGAGTTAAAGGTGACAACAACCTTAAAGGATAGATATATACCAAAAAGTCTATCTAGTACTATTACACCACCTCTTCTATATAATTCCACTGGTCCTGAGATGGTGGAAACTGAAGTATCTTTTAACAATCTAGGAAGATGTACTATATTTAGTGACGATTCTCGTTATAATGCATTTTTGTCTATTCAAGTAGGCGATATTGTCACAATTTACAACACTGACAACTCCTCTTATATTGCATTTAAGATTGAAACGCTTGAGATAGATAATAATAACACATCTCCGGCAGCTGATAATATTACATTTACTATCGACCCAACATTTGCTCTAAGTTTCTTAGCTGTAGATACTTCATATAAAGCAATTATATTAAGAAACGAAGGAATTGCCGGTATATACAAATATGTAAATGATGGTGGTGATAATAGAGCGAACATTATAACTAGTGGTGGAGTCGGTGGTTCAATATCGTATTTCGTCAATGAGATATTCGAAGACGATTTAGTGTATAAAATAGAGTTTACTGGTGGAGCCGGTAACTCTGATGTAAATCAATCTGGATTTAGAGTTACTTCAGTAGATCATAACAATACACCAGGTACTCTAAATGCTGACTTCACAGTTCAGGCAAACCCAAACTATAGTGAAACATTCGATAATAGTACTACTGGATTACTTGCTGTCTATCGATCAAAAGGTTTGATTGAAAAATCAACAGTATCAGAATGCTACGGGGTGATAGGAAAAGAATCTACTGCTCAAGTTAATTCGAATAACAATACCATAGACATTACAGATGTTACTGGTATATCTGTTGGGAATTTTGTGTATTTTGATGGTGTTATTCCTCATGGTTCTACAGTTGCTAGTATTATCAACACTGGTGGTCAAACAGCAATTTCATTGAATGGTAGTAATGTGACATCAGCGGTTCTGTTAAAGGGATCAACTATAGTTTTTGTTGATCACACAGTTGATAGTACGGGTGATGGTAATGCTGATGGTTGGGAGGGGTTAAATAAAGAATATTGTATTATTCCATTGAACACTGCTCCGCCTTGGTCAGGAACTCCAGTAGGACTTAAAACTCCAGATGCTAATCCTAATGTCGTGGCTAAAGAACTTAGATTCTCTAGATTGTCGTTTACATTGCCTACTACGAACATAACGGAAACTGTACCGACATCAACTCGCACATATTTAAATATGACGTATACCGACCCAGATGGTTAAGACGAAGGCGTTGCTAATATTCTATAATTTCCTGCCGCAACATCTGATGCTGAAGAGTTAGCTACGAGGAAATACTCTTCACCATTGACGATGATTGGTATCTTATGTGTAATAGTTTGACCAGATATATTTACGCTCGTAGGCACTCCACTTGCATCGTCTGGAAAAGCTGTTAAACCATCGTGGATGATCGTATCATTATTCTCATCTTGGTAAGAACTTTGTAAAGTTGCAATCTGCTGACTATTAGTAAATAATAGCTTAGGTTCACCTATAGCTTTTCCGCCTGATCCTGATGTGTTTATGGAAGAATCATCTGCTGTGAACGACACTCCTACGGCAGGAGTAACTCCATTGAAGTTTCCTGAGGTTGTCCACTGTCTACTAGTACCCAAGTCTGTTATTGTGTAATTTTCTCCGTCAACAAATGACCCATAATCTGTTTCATCTTCTCTAGCGAAGTTGAAGTCGCCCGCTTGTGCTATTGCAGACGAAGTGAAGAGTGCAGGGATATTTATAGACACGCCTCTGGTGCTTATAATTTTATTAATATCATTCCAAGGATTGTCTTTACCAGTAAACGCTCTTTTTGCCTCATCAGTCATCGAGTTATGGATATATAATCCTGGCGGCTCTAATGCTTTTGCAGTAGAACCTGAAGAACCTGCGTTACCCACCCCTGTTGCGATAAAGATAACCGGATACGCTTCAGCATTTTGAATGGTTAAGCCAGCACCACTTGCATTTGCTGTAAAGAAATCACCAACTGAATATGTAATTGGTGAGGAAGTCGTTCCGCCTATTGTATTCCAAATACTCTGTATATCAATGGTTAGTGTATAATTCGTACCAACACTAGGTACAGAGAATGATATCGCATCACCATCGACTGTTAATGAGAGTTTTATTTCAGAGATTGTTGAACTGTGAACAAAGTAATCAGCATTTGCAGGCAACTGTGTAATATCATCATCAGTCGCCAGTTTAGTTAGTCGTACTTTGTTTCCTGCTACAAGTGAATGACCACTTCCAAGATTTATTGTATTTGATCCACCATTCATATCAGAGACACCAAAAGTTTTAACGCCTCTAGTATCCGTTCCTAAACTCTTTATCTTATAGACAACACTGTTTGTATTGTCAAAGCTGCCGTCTTCTACTATTTTAACACCAGTTGCAATAGTCCCTGCGCCAATATCGTCCCAGTCAGCACCACTACCGAGTGTAGTAATTTGATATTTTTCACCCACCACTAAAGAACCGAAGTCTGTTGGGGCTCCAACAATAATAGGAGTCCCACTAGATGGATTATTTACTATACTTAAAACTCCAGTAAGCTGTACGCCGTTTCTGGGCGAGAAAGTATTTGGTTGATAGGTTAGAATAGTGTTTTTCTTTTTATAATTTATATCAGATATAATGTCATCTATGAGAGGTATTCGATATACGAAAGGGTCTTTATATAACTCATCATCATCGGATTCCGCCTCTTCACCCTCACCAAGACTACTATCCTCAGCACCACTTTTTACAATAAGTTTTCTAATGTTTATAGGCAATATACTATCATCTCTGGTTAAAGAGACTGTAGTAATGTCAGTCAATGGTAGTGTAGCCTGTGAAACTATATTTCTTAATTGAAAACTCTCTACACCATCGCTATTGAATACTTCATAGTCGTAGCCAGCCTCGCTGTTTAATCTGAGTTTAGTACCATCTGGAAATGCTCTTTTACCTCTAAGTAAGTTGGCCTTAAAAGTCCAACCATCAAGTGGATCATTTACTGCAAATAAATCTTGTCTGGGTAATACAGGAACAACTATTCCTCCCTCTCCGGCAAAACTAAACCCAGCATCAGTAGCTACGAATATATCGTTAACTTGTACAGAATCACCTGTTCCATACTCTGAATTATTTGCCGACCAACCAACAAGACTCCAATCTCGCCCTTCTCCCAAAGTCATTATTTTATATTTAAGACCTAGTGTTAAGAACCCATAATCTACAGCAGGGCCGACAGCATTTGGATCGTTTTTTAGTCTAGATACGAACTTATTATTTCCATCGAAAAGTCTAATGTCATCTGCAATACCGCCTTTACCCAAGTTATTGAGTATGGCGGCATCACTAGTTGAACTATCACTTTCCACTAAGTTTAAATTCTTTACAAATCCTTGAGCCATTATACTTTCCTAGATTTCGTCCATGTCTATAGTCCAACCATATGTTGAGGTTAGTACCTGATATTTTTTCTTTGGATGACTTGGGTCATCAGTATCGCCGGGTATATCATCTAGTGCCCTAACCGATAGTCTTACTGCTAAACCATTTCCGTCCAAATACTTACCTACGCCATTCAATGCAAACCCTCGTTGCCCCTTTAGATATACAGCAACATTTCTTCTTGGTGTTGGAGAATCCACCAAAGCAGTTGTATATAGATCAGCAATTAAATCACCGGCAACAGATGCGGGTAGTCTATTGTTCTGAAGATTTATCTTATTAGTTTCATTACAAAAGGCAAGACTGAATGGAGTATATCCATCAAAATCATTAATAGAGCAATTAATATCCAAGACTTTAATTGCCGCTGAAAAGTCTGGAATATTTCCAGTAAAGTTGTTGCTCGAAATGTCAAAATATCTCAAGTTGCCGGCTACAGGTTTTGGGAAGCTACCAGAGAAAGAATTTCGTTGAATTTTATAGTCAGATAATGAAGTCAAACTATTCAAAGCATCAATACTTCCAGTATATCCTAGATTAAATAAAGCATTTTGTGTGGCGTAAGAGACTCGTCTAAATCTAGCACCGGTGTCGTTAGATGAATTTCCTGCGCCACCGCCTAGATCATAATACGATTGTCTTTCAGCTATGGCTCCATAGCCTGTACTATATGAAGATGAACCAGATGCGTCAAACTCATCACCATAACTTCTTACACCGCCTCTGCTACTCCAAGGCGCATTTGATGGGCCTGTACGAACCACTCTATAACTTTGACCATTAAATAAATGCTTAAGGTGTACTCTGTTCATATTAGAACGACTCTCGGCAGGCAAGAATATGTCTCCAACCTTCGGGTTAGAACCTGTTTGGTTTTCAGTACCTTGATACCCTGAAAAATTGGTAGGATATGGAGTATTCGCTACCCAACCCACATTTTCCCATCTGAATTTTATTTGCGCCGGAGTACCTGATCCTGTGTCTGATATAAGACACCACAGACCCGGAGTAATATTATCAATATTTGATTCTTTATATCTCAAATACTGGTTATTCTGAGGTGTAGTCCCGTATGCTGAAGATGTGCTAAAATCTACATGGGTTTGATCTGTGTCACCGGCGCTCCAACCAAAATCTTCAAATTCTTTGTGATATAAATCACCATAGTAATTCAAGTTAAACATTGTTGATGTTGACGATATTCTATTGATTCTATATATTGCACCAACATTAGCGGCCTGTGGACTTGAAAGCCTACTTTTATTATTATATAGAAAACACTTCTCTAAACGAGTTTTACCACTCAGAGACGGAAAAGCTCCAGTACCATTAACAGTAATGGAATAAATCTGTTGTAGGTTTGTGCATGATTCCAGAGGTATACTATATACTTCTGAGTTTTCTGGATTATCGTTTACCCATCTTGTAGATGTGGAATGATGACCGTACATAAAGAGATACCGAAGCGAATTTTTGATATCGTCAAAATGTTTACCCGTTCTATTTGGTCGACCGTCTATTCCCCAGAAATCTCCTAAAGCGTTATAACCTACACCATGATCATATCTCGTACTTCCTCTAGGCCCATAATATTGGTAATAATACATTCTTTGGTTATTGCCACTAAAGGTATTGTCGTCAGGTGTAAATTTAAGCCCTGTATTATAGTAAACCCTAACTAGTCTTAGGTTGGGCTTAGCCGCCATGTACCCAGAGAAGTTTCCTCTAACTGACCTATTACCATTGAGCGAGTACTGCCCGCAATATCGTACAAATAAGTAGGTCATGGCCGAATGCCCGGCGATCTTATCAGATGTCCATGTTCTATCTGCCAAAGAGTAATACGGATCTGGCTCAAAATGATTCAACCAGAACGTAGATAAGTTTGGATTATTGGATATATCAACAGTATTGTGATCAGTGTATGCACTGCGGAAATATGTTAGTTTTTTACTTCTACAGTACACACTTCTATCGGCATTACTCTTTAATCTGTCAGCAGATGAGACATTATTTGCCATAGTGCCAGCAACATACGGAGTTTTATTGATAGATTTAAGTGGTACAGAGTAATGATCCCACCTAGTCAATTCTTCACTATTACACATATGTCTAGATAAGTAGTTATATGCCGCATAGTGTATTTTTTCTTCTTTGATTCCTTTGTATACTGGATCAATGAATATATCATCAGCAACATTCGGTCCCGCCCACTTGTGCAGAGAGTGAAGAAATCCGTTGGAAGCAGTATATGCGCCTGAAATGATTGCTGACCCACTTGTATTTCGCAATTGAAATGAATCTCCAGACACACTGTGAACTTGATAGATAGTTCCATCAGCAAGACCAGAAAGATTACTACCCATTTCGCCAGTAAACACCATAGCGGTTATAGGTGTGCCATCATCATATGCATGATATTGATATCGAACATAGTCGTTATCGGCAAACCTATGATTAGCAATTGTAAACGTAGCGGTAGTGCTATTAACCGAATATACGCTTCCAATAGCCGGATTGAAAGTTACCATATATGATGGGTCTGGTCCTATAGGACTACTTCCAATACTAGTAATTCTTGGAGTACCTCTTTCGCTATTTGTCGCTCCAATCTGGAAGTTCTGGACATTTACAAGATGTGAATAATCAATAGATATATTACCTTGAAAAGAGTTACGCAAATCTACTTTCTCCAAACTAGGTGGAAGTCGATTAATTTGCTCTTGAGCAACTATTTGGTTTAGCTGATCATTGACATTTCCCTCTGTACTAGGGTAAAGGGCTTCTAGATTGCCTAATCCTAATTCCTCTAGATATTGCCACCCATTCATAAGATCATTGTTCGTCATCTGCAATTCTAGCAGACCCGGTGCTATAAATTTAAAGTCTGGTATGACCTTGAACTTACCACTATTTAGAAGAACCCTAGACAGATTTTCCATTTTGGTAAAGGGAAACTCTTTTGTATATAGTCCACTAAATCTAATTTCACTAATCCTGCTTGGTGGATAGTATAGATTGAATGTATGTGTAGATGCCGAATTCAACCCACTTTCATTTACATATGAAAGACGATTAGCGGCAACTACGGCTGCATCAAACTTATATGGAGGAGTGTTTAGTGTAATGTCTTGTCTTTTAATCGAAAATGGTACTTTTCCTAAGTTGTCTTCTAGAATTGGTAGATTACCAGTGGTTGCGAACTGAGCAGTATAATTGCGAGTTCCACTAAACTCCCATGACAAAGGTATACCCTTCATTACTGGGAAGTCCACGTTAGCACCATTAACATTAAGTCTAATAGTATGGGTAGGAATCTCTCCCCTAAACTCTTTTACTACTGGTTCTGATGTAACGCCTAGTTGAGTTAGAGACAGATATTCTCCAGAAACTTCTAGTTTAGCACCATAAGTTATATAGCTGTCTGGATTCGGATCACCAATGGGCGACCAAGAAGAGACCCTTGATGTTGAAATGTCTGCACTTTTGATCGGCCACTTCTTTAAATGAAGCATGGTGATGTTAGTAAAATCGGTGACATTGGAGCCTGCGTTTAATCCACTCAAAACAAAACTAGTTTCCGATGGGGTACCCGTTACAGTATAATCACCATCAGTCAGGTCACTACCAGTATCTGCTACTCTTACTTGATCGCCAGCAACTAGAGTGTATGTTTTACCATTGACCACATTGGTTAATAATCCAGTGCCGGTAACAGTATTAGTGCCTGCAGTGACACCAGTGATATCTTTTATTGGAACAAGTTCAGGATTATTATAGTCAATATAATCATACTTGATTGCTCCTGCAATAACTCTATCATTAATAGCAAGATTATAGTTTTGAGTAGCATCTACTTCTTTAAATGTCTGTATTTGACCTTTTGCAGTACGAGCAGACTCTAACTGAGAATAGAACAATCTATCCTGATTATCAACCAAACCAGAGATTTGATGAAAGTCAGCAACACCCAACTCTTCTGTACGCCTAACATTTCTAATCAAATCCAAGTCGGCTATTCTAAGACCTAGGTTAGCCAGAGATTGATCAAAGCGATCTACATCAATAAGCGAGTTGGCTACATTTAATCCTCTGAGAATTGCCATTTATTATTGTTCCCTACTAGTTATGGTCAGTTGAATATTTCCGTTATCTGCGGTAGGATCTACTTTTGTTGCTGTTATAAACACCGCTTTATTATTTAGTGCGCCACGACTAATGTCTTTTCTATCTCTCTGGAATATATTACTTAATCCAATAGCAACTGTGTCGTTTGCCCCAACATAATATGAATATATAACTTGACCGGGTCTCAATGGATTCAAAAGAGTTTCGTCATACCTACAAGCGGATAGTCCAGTATCACCATTAAATGCAGTAGGCGTATTCGTACTAGTCGTAAACGGCTGGGCAGGAAATTGTAAATTATCGTTCCACAATACATCTTCGTGTACGAAGTTAGGCGTATGCGTAGTGACTATTCCCTGCTCAGATATTTCTTCTATAACAATACCATTAATTCTAGAGTCATCACTTAAAGCAAAAACTGGATACAGTGGTTGATCAGAAAAACTTACCGCTTGAACTATGCTAAATTCTTTATGTCGGAAAAGTCTATCTCCATTTTCGTCTAAAGAAAACGCTCTCCAGTTATCTTTTAACGTGATAGTTTTAGTCTGAATAACTTTGGGTGTTCCATTTGCACCAGTTAATGTCTCTGGATTATATGTTTCTAAATGGCCCAGTAGTCCTTGTTCAGCGTAGATATAAGGACTAGTATTCTCTTCGTCTTCTATAGTTGGAACAATAACGTCACTTGTGTAAAAGAAACCTGTGCCAGCAAAGTTTACGCCTACTTCAGAAGTACCTTGTTTTATTTCCCCACTCGATGGATATGATCCACCTTCAGCAAAGACGATCTTACTTCTTTCTATTCCATCTGAATCATTTTCAAGAACTATTTCTTCGAATGCGTAGTTAATTGTACCTACTTCTCCTGCAACACAAGATATATTTCCTATATCCTCACCTTCTAATTTATTCTCGGCAACCCGATCCAGTCTAGGATCTACTTGAAGACGATCACCATAACTTGGGTCCCACTCTCCTAGACCAACTCTATCTCTCTCGTCAAAGTCTGTGTTGTAATGACAAAACTCTACAGACGGAAAGTCGTCTCTATTATATTCTACATACTCGCCTGTAGAAACTTCAAACTTAACCTCTGGATCACTATCGTCTCGGTCAGTCGTTGCAAAGGGTTTATGTGGCGTAACTCCTATAAGAAACTCGGCAAATTGCTTTCCACTATTTACCAATTTTCTAGCATTTAGAAAATGTATTTTAAACTTATTCTTAGTAATACCAATATCAGAAGAAACTACTGTATTGTAGTTTACAAGACTCGCTTCGAAGAATTTCTGTGGATTGGTTTTTGCGTCATCTATTCTGAAAATACTTCCATCTAGTCTTCTAGTATCTTCGGCTACAGATTCCTCTAGAGCATAGGAGTAACTATTATACTTGCTATTGATTCCATTGCCATTTCTTTTCAGTATACCACCATCTTCTCCGATAGATATGCCATATACACCATCTGCGATCACATGAGCATAGTAGTCATTATTCGTACCTAAAGCGTAGTTACTCGAACCAGTAGAAACATTTAACTGTCTTTTAAGATATGCCAACTGATTGGTGATACCATTGCCGGGAAGCGCACCATTTGCGTCAACATTATGCACATAATTCGATGTCAGTACAATACTGGTTTTATTTTCACTGTCATATTCTTTCAAATCTGATGTGGTAAATGTGAGGCCTGTGGTGCCTCCTACTGAAGAAGTTATGTTATTTCCGTTAAGATTACTCAACTTAAATGCAGTAACACTATTTCCACTTGATCCTGTGATAATACTAGTTACTTCAAAAACTTGGTTTGTGGGATAATCATTAATAGCACTGTCAGTATCTGTTCCACTAACCTCAAATCTTTCCCCTAGTCTTATCTTTCTTGCATCACAAGTAAAGTGTCCAGTTACATTTGTTACAGTAACATTTTGAAGAGGTCTCTGATTGGTGAACTTCTTAATCTTATATTGTGTGATTGGGTCCGATCCCATATACAGACAATCTCCAACCTGTAATGTATCGAAAGTTTTTATCAATGCACCAGAGTTAATAGAAACTATATTAGAATCCTGAGTTAAGTCAACAGAAAATCTATCATTCACAAGAGGAAACTTAGGTTGTCCCGCACCATCAGCTATATCGTTAGAGCCGGTTTCGCCAGGACTAGATCCTGGTTGAACGAGAGCGATTCTATTTAACTCTCCAAGCCCTGAGTTTGTATATTTTGCAACGACTTTTCTAGTCTTTGGATGCTTACCATTCATCCAGATGCCTGGGCTATAGTTAAAATGTACTCCCATCGGAGACCCATTTACTTCTTCTATATCTATTCTAGCAAATGTGTCAGACGAAACAGAAATCTGATCTGGATATGATTTTTTATAGTTTTGCCTGTCCTCACCCTGAGTATTAGCAAGTGTTTCTTTTGGTAAAATACCTAGTATTGAAGTTCTAGTGTCGAACTCCTTTGTTGTTGTGCCAACAGAATTTAGTCTTATAGTGCCTTCGTCTCCACCATCAATATAGCAACTACTACCATATTTGTATAGATACATTGGCTCTCTGATATCTTTGGTATCACTTGTGTAAATAAGATACCTGAACTTGAAATCTGGATTTTCTAGAACAGGTTCGCCTAATCCATTCTCGATAACGAATGTGTGTAGAAGAACCCATCTACATTCATCATTTTCAATTGGAACATACGCATAGAATTTAGCACCAATTGCGCCATACCAAGAGAACTCGATCTTATACATCGTAACATCTTCAAATGATAATATGTAACCAGAATCTCCATCTCCCTGTAACTTATCACCATTCCATGCATCTCTTCTAATTACAGTTTCCCAAAGTCTACTATCGGTACCTATACCATACTGAGTAACTTGGGTAGAACTTTGATCATTAGCCGAAAGACCTTGTCGCTCAAGAAGTTCATCGGGCATCTTAACAGTACTTCTGCGAATAATGCTGAAGCTAGACCCTTTAAGTTGAAACATATATTCATCTGTATTGTTAGAGCAACCCCACTCTGCAATTTGATCCTGTGCTATAGCACTACCCGCAATCATTCTTGCACCAAAAGTAAATCCACTAGAACGACCAGGTTGATATCTAAAACTTCTTTTGCTCTGAAGTATACCGTAATGAGTTGTACTTGATGAGTCGCCAGGAATAGTGTCAGAACTACTACAGAACGCTCTAATCAGATTGTATTCACCGAAAGCCTTATAACCCTCAATAGCAATTCTGCCTTCTGGGTCTGATTCTAATGCGATTAGAGTAGCCGGCATTTTTGGATACCCGTCAGTACGGGCTATGATTTTATCATAGAATACAGTCCATCTCTCAATAGCATCAAATGAGGTTTGTAAGAGAGGTTTACCATATTTGACATCATACCAAGTGTCTTTAGTGTTAAAATCTAAAACAGACCCTGCTTTATCGAATGTAAAGTCTAAAATGACATTATCTTCAACGTCAACGATTGTAGCATCTTCTTCCGAGAGGAAATTTCTATTAGCAAAAACAGGGTTGACAGAAATAAATAAGTTATAAAGATATCTTCCTAAAGCAACAAAATTCATATAATTTTTGAATTTTAGTGGTATTTGCCCTTGGCCTATCTTTCTCTCTTTTGAGCCTTTTGGGTAAGTATATTGAGTAGGAAATGCGCTTAGATAGAGTGCTTGTTCGTCAGACCCCTCATAAAATCTAACATTTGATCTTCTACCATAGACTGGATGCTCTTTTTCATACCATTGATAAGGATCGTTACTATGACCAATGTATATATCACTCGCATCCCAGTTCTCGGTGTCTAGACCGTATGTAGCAACATCAGAAAAAAGAGAAAGCTGTGTCTCTGCTCTGGGAACACCTAGTAATGAAGAACTAACCTGAGAAGTTTCTTTAAACTGCTCTACAATAGGTATAGATTCGCCACCATTAGGTATGCCAGGATTGTTATTGACATGAACACTTAGGGAATTGTCAGCTTTAGTGAGTGACGTAAGTGCGGCACTTTCTTCAGTTACGAGAGGGTTCCCCGCATCATCAAATAGCGGGGTACCTTCTCTGTCGATAAGCTGTATAAACTGCTTTGTGATCGGGGCCGGAGTTTTGTCGTACCCGATCTTTATTTGCTTTGCCATAAATTACTGCTCTTCCCACGTTACACCCAAGCTAATTTCGTCAGTGTTTGTACTTGCTGTGTCAGAATCAACAGCAAAGTATAAACTATCTGCAATATCTGTCAAAGGAAACGATAGATATTCTTTGTTATAGTCGAAGTATGGGCTCAAATCAAATTGCTCAGTACCTGCTCTTAAATAAGTAGTCGCAACATTTACACCAGTACCTGCAATTGGTACAACACTATTTGATGCAATCTCGACTGAACTCAGCCCTTCTTTTTCTTCTGCACTTTTAGTTGCTGTAACATTATAAGCGATGTCTTTACCATCTGCTTGGAACTTCAAGTCTGGTAAGAATACTCCATTATTGAGCAGTTCTATCTGACCTTCAAACGATTGTAACAACTCGAAATAATACTGATCACCTTCTTTATATAGTCTACCGAAAACAGTCACCGCTTCAGATACTATTCGACCTCTAAACCAACCGAATATGTCTTCACCATTCTGTATGTATGGAGTAGCACTTTCAGTAACAGCGATAGGACTATTGCTATTATCAATAATGTATGCACCATTCAACGTAAGCGTTCCAGAAGGAGTCACGCTAGTTTGGAAAGTAGGGGTCTTCTTAAAACGAAGTCTTACAGTGTTGCTACCAATGTTTGCAGTTGACAGCTTAGTTGGGTAAACCTGAACTCTATTACGAACTAAGTTACCTTCACGAGTTGACCTAATCGACTTCTTAGTCTCAACTCCATAAACAGTTTCCGATCTATCTGGTAGTAAGAATACTCCATTTGTTGAGTTTAGTGGTGCTGACAAATGAACTCTATTATTAGCACTGTCAGCCCATACTACCTGAATATTCTGATCTAATAGGCTATTGGTTTTAACTCTAGCGCCCATATAGAATACTGGATCAATAACTTTTACAGATTGGAAAGTTATAGCAGAGAAGCTACTTACTGCGTCAGTAGGCGATAAGCTAGTAAGAGTAAATGATGTCGCACTAGCCCCTGCGGCAACAACATAGTTTCCGCTAGTAATGTCACTTCCAGTATCAGTAATTTTTACAACATCTCCTGTTGTCACAGTAAAGCCAGAACCAGAGACAACTCCACCTGTTGAAACTCCTGTTACAGTACCTACAAACTCATCAATATATGTTTCATTAACAACATAAGTTGGTGTAGTCGCAGACTCGCCGGGAACACTGTTAGCGGATTCCTCATATAGACCACCTACAGCAAATCTTTTACCTCTAGCAGATACTGTATCTTGGTTATTATGACTGTATAGTCGAACAGTACCTCTATCTCCACCATCGATGTAGTATGAAGCACCATACTTAACAATGTTGTGTGAGTTTGAGTTTCCATAGTCGCTCAAATATGTTTCACCATCACCAAGACTCTGCTCATCACCACCACCGTAAGTAGTGTAAGTAATAGGCAATGTTGCGTTACCAAGAGATGCAATCTTCAACTGATTCGATGCTCGCAGGTGATGTACTCGTACCCATCGTGCTTCACCATTGTCAACTGGAACATATGCCAAGAACAATGCACCAACAGCACCATACCATGAGAACTCAATTTTAAGCATCGTTACTTTTGTGAAGTCGAACTTATATAAGCTATTTTGGTTGCTTTGTGTGCCTTCGGTGTTTGTGTAAATCTGACCGGGTCTAGCAGTACCGCCAGGACCAGTTGCTACATCACTATAAACACGCTTTCTAGAGCCTAATCTAGTAGAATCATTTTGAAGTGCTTCAGCAGTGCTTAACTTTCCATCAAGAACATCATGACTAAATCTTGAACGAGGTACACGATATTCGTAAACGCCCCAGTACTCTGGTTTAACATTATTCTTAATCCAGTTTACATATTCTGGATAGAAGTTTACATTATCGATCTGTGATCTAATCACATCAACATTGTTACTCAATTGTGGATTCAGTGCAGTGTTAACGAATCCTATATACTCTTGATTCTCGTCTAAAGTAGTAGAAAGTAGATCGTCACCATAGGCATACATATATGGGAACACTCCACCAACAGGTGCGCTTGCAGATTGATCGCCTGGCGCATATTGCCTAAACTCTCTCTGTGTCGCTGGGTTACCTGCTGAGGGCTGGCCTGCACTACTTCTATCTGATGCATAGTTGGTAGTTGTTGCCGCTGTTGTCTGTATTTCTGATCTAAACGGAGGGGACGGAGTACCGTTAATTACACTCAAATCATAATCTTGAGGGAATATAAATGGTACAACTGTGTCTATGTAGACGTTGCCCATAGCGGTGATGTTAGATGCATCCAGTGTCACTAAAAGTGGTTGTGTAGTGGTGGTTGGCATTGTTGTGCCATCAGCTTTAGTTAATGTAAACTCATTACCTTTAGGACCTATTACTCTTTTTACTCTTAGCACTTCTCCTTTGGATATAAGAACTTGAGTTGCTCCAGAACTACTTTGAATTTCTTGGGTCTCAGAAGCACCAGACCAACTAATTTTAACGTGCTGACCAAAGGTAACATTACCCTCGGTGAGTTTAAATATACTACCTACCTTAGTAATTTCACTTGAACTTTTAGTCCCAGCAGTAACTTGAGCAAGAACCTTTTTAGCATCTTTAAGTAGAGATGGATCATAAACGCCACCATGAACATGAATAAGACCATCACGAAGAGTAATCAGATTACCCGGGAATGGGTTATTACCAATAGTCATGGTTTTAGTATCTTCATTGGAGAAGTTAGCAACAACTCTAGCGGCTAATGCAGCCTGCTTATTACGAAGAGTTAGTGACATACCAAATGCTTTCAAGTCTTCAAATAAAATGTCTTTAAGATGACTATGGCGGACAGGCTCACTTAGAGTTGGTTTTGTGGCAGAATCAGCATCTAAGTCTTCTACTTGAGAATATACTGACATACCAGTTCCTCTAAGGAACATATTCATATTGTATGTAGTTTCTGCGTCTCCACCACCATCAATGTCGTTTTTATATCCATCAATTACATATCCAACGTCACGCTGACATTTATCCTTGATTACTTGCTGAAGAAGAGCGCCTCGGGTAGCATCAGCATCTACAAGTGATGCTAGTCCTGAAGTAGCATCATTTGATGATGTACCAAAACTCGCAGTTGAATATGTTATAATTTCCTGTACTGTCGTCTCACCCGCTGAAAAAGCCACAGTAGGAGTCGAATTGGTACTGAATACTTTACCAACATAGACATCATTCACGCCCGCCATAGTATCATCTGTAGCGGGATTTAGTGCAGTGTGATCAGAAGTACGAGCAGTTTTTATAGAATACGTTCTATTAGCCTTCATTTCGCTTATACCCACAGACTTCTTCTTGACAGTCACATAGTAAGCCCAGAAGTTTCTTTTTACGTCATAGAAAGTTTTTGTTGCATCTTTTGCACCATAATCTATTGAAGTAGTTTGCGGTAAGAATGTAGTAGGGTTTGAGTTTGCAACGTCTTCTACAAATGCAGCCAGTACAACAGCTTGCAATGTACGAAGTCTAGCTTTTGCTGTCGCACTTAAAGTATCGAGTATCTCTACAGCCGCATGAGAATCATCATAATTACCAGTAACTGTATCCTGAAACTGCTTTAACAGTCTTTCGTGTATAACTCTTTCAAATTTAGTAATGTTTGGGAATACGCCCACGCTTTGACCAACAGCCCAAGTACCTACAGTACCATCAGACAAACCAAAGTTTGTTGTGTTCCACTTAGTGTGTGCGTTACCACCATACTCCAAGTCTTGTAAAAACATATCGATCCAGTAGTCTAGATCACGTTTACATTTTGCTTCCATCTGGGCGGCAGTTAAACTTGCGCTCGCAGGATTACCTATAGATGTATTATATGCATCCGCTAAATCGCCATAGAATGTACTTTGACCAGTCATACTAGCGGAAAGAGTAGTACCGGCGTCAGTTCCTTTTGACACATTAATTGAGCCGGTGTAGTTTGGAAGATCGCCTAAAATCTCATCAATAAGTTCGAATCTTTTTTCTGTTAATATCTTTCTGTCTGCTATAAGATCGCCTGAGGCACCACTAGCCTCGGCAGCACCTAACCCAACAATTCTATAGTCGTCTAATTGCGTGTTATCTATTGTATCCGCATCTGCAAATGGCGCATTGATATCAGCAGTGCCTAGATTATCTTCACCACGTTTTTTGGTAGTTCCTGCAATACCATATGGACTTACTGGTGAATACTGTAGAGATTGTGTTCTACGAACAACAGTAAAGTTATCTTCCTGACCATTGTTTCTAGTTTCCCAATAGTAACCATCGTACTTATCATAGATGCCGTATTTGCGAATAACTGGATTTCTTGAAAACGGAGTTTCGCCTACAGAACTCTTAATACCAAATGTAGCCGCAGATACACGACCAGGTTGATATCTAAAGAAACGCTTAGATGTCAATACAGAAACTTTATTACGAGATGCTTCTACAAGCGCACCTGCTTCAGTAGGAAGATGCTTTACACCATCACCGATAATATGATATGCAGGCTTCATTGACCATTCTGTTGGGTTAACATCGTAGGTGTTTACGTCAGCAAAGATACCCAAAGCAACCTCTGCTCTAGGAATACCTAGAAGCGATAGCGCAACTTCAGACTGTACTTTATTTTGCTCTTCTACTGGAATAGCAGTTTGATCAGAAGCCATTACTACTGGTATTGACTTCTCTGCAACTTGTGAGCCAGGAGAAACAGGAGTAGTTCTACCTACGTTAATTACTGCTGAGTTTGAGTTTACATTCGATATACTTGCCATTTACTTTTCCTATTTAATCAGCCCTTGTGTCATCACAAAGTCGTCTATTATATTTATTGTTCCGTCAGCAGAGCCTGCGGCTTCGTTATTACCTGGGTCACTACTTACATATGTATTAGCACCAGAAGCAAAGAATCTTATTATTAAAGTTTTTGTTGCTCCCTCACCAGATATGTCTAGTACTATTCCGTAAGTATTTAGACTATTGCCTACACTGAACGAAGTCTTGTCTTTGATGATAACTTTTCGGCCTACAGTAAGATATGCAGGATTGCTAATATCAACAGTAAAGTCCTGATATGCCCTGCCTGCGTTCATTAGATCAACTTCAGTGCCACGAGCGACATTCTTACCAAATTGTGGTGCGCCTGCTTCTTGATCTAGACCATTACTATCAAGTACTCGCCAATCTCCCCATGTGCCGACACTACTAATGCTACCGGCGTTAGCACCATATCTATAGCTTGCTGACCAAGCAACACCAACATGATATGAAGCAGGCGGATGTAGTTTACTAGCATCTGCTTCGCTTGCTCTTATCTGACTATCAAATATAGTTTGTAGTTCTCCTGCACTAAATCCACCTGTTAGGAGACGATCTAGTGATCCATGTCCTACATTGGTTATATTAAGTTTGAACTCGCCTCTAGTTTTATCTATACCGGCATCCCCTGCTACATTTTCTATTTGAAGTCTGTCTTGGACAACAACTTTATGTAGAACTACTCCACCTGTCGTAATTTCTCCTGAAGTAGCTTCTCCTGCTCCCGCTATCGTAAATTCATTTCCGTTTGCATTTACATTAGTAACTTGATATGTGCCTGTGTTTATGCTTGTCGCACCGGCTGGGTTTGTCGCACTTACTGTAACTTTGTCGTTGATAGTTACAGAAGTACCCGGTTGAGCGACTACACCACCAGTCGTGATTCCAGTAACTTCAGTTAGACTTTGTGTTCCTCTGTCTTGATAAGGAGTTGCATAGCCGGGACTAACTTTACCCGAAGTTGGTAAAGTTGTACTACCTTTCTGCTCTAATGTTGTACCGTTATAGACGAAATCTGTTCCGACCATATTTACTATAGCGCCTGCCTTTGTCCAATCACAGTTACCAACATCTCGAATTTCATACGTCTCACCAGAAATCAATCCATAATTTGGTATGTTTGATGTCAAGTAAGAATTATTTCTTATATCTCTAGCACCAGGACCTACTTCGTCACCATATACTTCTTCTGTCGAACTTGAAGATGCGCCCAGCTTCCTGATCAAATTGGTATTATATGATATTGTTCCGCCTACAGCAGGATTAATTGTGTCCTGAGAGAGATCAAATACGCTACCATTTTCTTGATAAACAAATGCATCGCTAGTATAAACGCCCGAAGGAAGACGAGACTGTAAATCCATAGCACTTCTAAGTATATTAACAGCATCATACTCAGAGTTAAATATATCTGGACTACTCAAAAACTCATTAGATGGGCCCATCATCACGTTGGGGCTACTAATTAAGAAAGTTGATCCGTATGTGAATATTGCTGAACCAAGGTCAGTAGTTTCATCACCATCTTGAATATTACCAGTCAAGTTTTTAATGATGTTGTTTGCAATAACACCCTGCTTTGTAACAGAAGCATCGATAAAGTTAGTAAAGTTCTGAATAATATTTCCAGTAACAATAGTATTTTCGCCATCATCTATAGTTAGTGGTGAAAATTCATGTCTGTCGGATACTGCGCTATCTGATATCTCAGAAGTAACCAATTTAAATGCAGTTGGTGACGATGCGTTAATTCCCTCACCGACCAAATTCTTAATTCTACAGTTTTGGATTAGTATACCAGTTGATTGTGTACCAAAGTCGATAAAGGCATTACTATCATTAAGTAAGTATTGATTTCTATTGTTACCCTCAAAATCTATACCAATTAGAGATATTTGAGTAGGACCGAATTGATCTTGCAGGAAAGTCCCTTTGATCACGCTATTATCTGCCGCACCACCATCAGTAGATCCTTCACTGACGTTGCTCCCAGTGTATCCACTGAATGGAATTTTTCTAATCTGAGTAATCCCTGGTACCCCAGTTAATCCAAAGAAAGACGGCACACTCAGATGTGAAACATTATATGTTTTTGCGTTTAGGTTAAGACTTCTTTGATCTGCTAGTGATTTAGAAGTAATTGCGTTCTGAAGTTTAGTAGTATCATTATGAACAATGTAGCACTTATTATTACTTATAACTGGATTACTTACTCCGTTGATAGAAACCTGATCTAATGCAGTACCAACAGTTAGCTGTATAACTCCACCCGCCTGTTTTGTAGGGTCTTCGAGTATTTCTACGTCACACCAACCACAAAGTTTCGTTGAATTACTAGGGTCCGTAGGGTTGTCATTTGATCCCAAAGATTGTGGAAAGTGAATTACGTTTCTACCACCGACTAACTTTGATGGAACCGCTTCTGGTAAATATGAATTATCAACTGGATCCTTACCTGACCAACTAACATAATCGAAATTATAATAGTCTCTCCAAGTATTTCCGTTAAAGTCTTTAGGTCCTAAAACAGCAACAAGATCATAATTACCAGTACCACCCTCTTGACGATATATAACTACGCCTTGATTGGAGACTAAACTTGCGATCTTGATACTAAGGAAATTGGAAGTATTGAAAGAGTTTCTTATCGTCTGTATGGTATCAGTCTCACCTGAAGCCGCAGAAGACAGCTTAATTATAGCCTGAGCAGTAGTTGTTCTCTTACCGATCTTACCTGTCTGTAAATCGAAGTACGCAATTTTATATCTAAGTTTTAGTGCAGGATTATCGGTAACCGTACCTTCTTCGAATATACCATTAGCTACTTTAACTTCTTCAATAACAACCTCAGAGCTATTGTCATTGGCAGTCTTATTTCCACCAAAAACTCTTAAAATTTGACCTTTACTAAAAGAATCTTGTATCTCCAAATTACTATCTGTTACTTGTAGCATAAAAGAAGTGTTTGGACTTCCGGTATTAGGAATCCATTGCGCTTCAATGTCTTGCAAGCTATCTACAACATTACCACCATCAAATACATTACTATACTGATTAAATAGTCTACCAAAATTACTCTCGATAGCATTTGATACTTTAAGATCGCTATAGAAAAGTTTGTCTGTGCCCTCTGCAATATGATCAGTATTTACTACTGTTGCCTGGGCACCTGCGACAGAACTTTGTCTAACTTCAAGTGTTTTACGAGTAGCGCCCTGATTATTTCGTAATGAAACAAAGTTCTCAGTGTTTGCTAATAACGAGTTGTTAACAACTCTTGATGGTGCCCCAACAAGATTATCATAGTTTAAAAAATACTCTGCGGTACGATATGCGCCATCGTAAAATAGCAACCCCGATTTAAGATTATTACTAGTGGTGTCGTCTGACCCACTAAGTGCAGACGTAAGATTCTGGATGATGTTAGCATCGGATAGAACAGTTGGGCTATAAACATAGTTCGATACATCACTAGCAGTTATCTTTCTACTACTGGTGTTTTGGTCATCAACAATTGCAATTATATCAGCATCTGTGAGTGCATTTGCCGATAATAATTCTGTAAACTTTTTACTGCTCATTGGATATTTTCCTTGATATTATGCTATACTATATTTATAATTGATTAGGGAACTCTCTTCCACATATATGTCGTAATAAATGGCATACAACTATTATGTGGTTTTCCGACTTCCACTTCTGTAACACCATTCGAATCTTCGTATCCATATACACCACCGCTATATGCGTATAGGTGGGCGTCATAATTTTGATTAGGTCCTTGGGCTCTTTTAGTACCCTGCAATGAAGTTGGGTTATTAGCATCATTATACAAGTAGAACTGCTCACCATGCCATGCTCTATTATCATGAACATGGTCTGGAACTTGTTCAGTTGTTAGAGTGTGAGAAACTGCGCCACCTATATGACCCTCTGTACCGAATCCTTTATGAACAACAGTCGAACTACTTGGAATAGTAAAGTTTCTATTTAGTCCGCCTGCCGGTATCGGGTTACCACTTAGTGCAACTACAATAGTCGCTCCTGCTACAGATTTTACTGTAGCATTATGACCCTGTGAAATAATAATTCCATGCTGTGAAATATTCACGCCAGAGTTCATATTAACTTCTATCGCTTCCGTTGGTTTAATACCATGCGAAGAGTCTTGTAGTACTATGCTATAATCTTGGGTTGCATTTATATAAGTTATAGAAACAATTCCTTTACCAGTATCCCATCCAAGTAAAGTTTTACCCTGACCATAGCGTTCCCAGTTAGAGGCTCCCCAAGGCAAGATTACACTTGGGTCTCTACTATCTGTGGTAATATATAATGCTCCTACTGGATAAATAGTCTCTAATAGTGTGACGATTCCAGGAGTAGTCAAGCTCGTGGCTTGACCATTAAATGTTGGTGGGTTAGTAGCAGTATCGACTACTTTATCATTACCATCTTGAGTATATACGTCACCAAAACCTAGAGTTCCATTTAATCCACTAACACCAGAAGTTGTAGAAATACTAGTGAAGTTACCACTTCTTGGTATGTTAGTACCAATAGCAGTGTTGTCAATAGCACCAGTCAATGCATTAATAGCACTAGGGGATAAGCTATCTGAAGGGTCTGGATCGATATCAATTCTAGTACCCTTGATTGTCGATGGAGTATTAGTACCAATAGCAACATTGTCAAGAATACCATTTCCACCAGTTCCAGTACACTCTAGTTTGGTAAATTTACCTAAACCTGCTGTGGTCTGTCCAATGTTAATACCATTAAGAGCATCTGCTATCATATCAGAAGATACTTTTGCCCCATTACTTGAAGATATAACACCAGTTGTCTTATGTATTTTAAATGATTTAGTCGATGAACCAATCTCTAGTTCTGTATGAAGAGCATTCGTTTTAACAAAAAGTGTATCTGTAAACCCGCCGGGCACTCCAGTACTAAACTGAAGAGTAGCTTCTGTCGTTACATTCGAACTATCATCAGAGCCAGTTATCTGTAGCTTAGAGTCTTCTCCTGTAATGATAACATTATTTTTATCTAAAAGTAGATAGTTAGCGTTGTCTGTAGACGAAATTATATCAGTCTTAATTTTTCTAGAGTTTGCTAGAGTTAAGTTGCCATTGAGAACAATGTTCCCAGTATTGGTTTCATTATCCCCTAGCGTGACACTTATTTTTGCCACTCCCAGTATGTCGTTCGTCAAATCTTTCCAGTTTCCAAATGTAGAAAGATTCGATACGGTTGTTAAGTCAGCCTTTGCAGTCATTTCGTTATCTCTTTAACAGTGTTTTGTAGCAGAAGCAAAGCAGATTCTAACTTTTCTATTCTATGCTCCAACCCTTTGATATATTTAGCTTGTTTCTTTCTAGCTAAAGCCCTATCATAACCAATTGCATCAGTATTAACAATACCTGAACCAGTACTTGATCTTATGTAAGTCTCAGATTCCATTAGTTTACTGCCACAGCTTTATAGCTAGATATGTGTGGGAATAAACTTGGAGTAAGTACAACACCATCAAGCTCAGAAGACCCCGCCAGTTCTACGGCAGTATTGTGTCTCATCGCTATTTTCATCTGGAATGCGACATAAGGAGTTGCACTCGTAGGTTCGGTGTAGTTATATTCAAATTCACGATAGTCTTCTTGATCATTCAATGCCGAGTATGTTTTAGGATTTTTAATAGTAAGTAAAATCCAGTCAGGTTTTTCGTCTACATTTTCCTCTAAAATAAAGCGAGTGTAAACATCAATGACTGTACCGGGCGGTCTATATGCCTCAAGTAATACTTTCAACCCCTCGGCAGGCATTTCTGGATTTAACATAACTTCTTTAGAAATATAATTAGCCGAACCACCTGCGCCAGCAACATCATTTATCTGATACTCATAAACATTTATATTACTCAAATCATCATCAAGAGTTGGAGTTACTGATTTAAACCCACCGTTACTCATAGAAACTCTAAGTCTAAAGTCTTCTTTAATGCTAGTTACACCGGCACCTAGACTGTCGATCTGTTTACTCTTACTAATGATAACTCTTGGTTTATTTGTGCAGTACACATCTGAGTTTTCGTCAATAGGCTTATCTAGTTGATATACACCACCAACTTCTTCAAGCAGATTAACGCTAGTAGACGTTTTAGTTGTATTATCTAATGATACTTTTGGCTCGAAGTAAGATATTCCTTGACTATTACAACTAGTGATAGTTGCTTGAGCGCCTGATGCCGCACCAATAATTCTTTGGTCATTTGGTCGTGCTTGACCATTTGCTCCTGGGTATTGTGTTGACGTTGCAACAGCGCAAACAAAGGTAGTTCCAACTGTAGGCACTAATGCATTATCACCAGATACGTCTCGCCAAGAGTTTTGAATATCTCCTGCACCACCACTGCCTAAGTTTGTTATGGTATATGTATTACCTACTATTAGCGGCACCGATGTTGAGTGAATTTGGTGGACTGCGCTATCATCAAAATAGTTACCAATTCTTGCAGAACTCTCAGTCAAGTGTAGTGTGTCTGGTCTTTCTGAATCATAATACTCAACTTTACCCGCTTTGAGTAAAGTCACAACAACACCAGTAGCACCATTAACCTCATAGAAAGGCGTATCCAAATCAATATATGAGTTGGTATCAGTACCACCAGGCGTAGTAATATTTTCTACTTGAGCGACAATCATGTCAGGAGCTAGTCCTGCATCAATATCAGCCTGTGGTTGTTGAGTCTCTTCCACCATGAGATAGTCGCCTACAGCTATACCGACTGTTAAGCCGCTTAGTGTAGTGCTATCTATCTTAATTATCTCTGGAGTTTCATTGTCGTCATCTGGATTATCACCCATAGTACCACCACTAAATGTAGTACTTGTTACCACATAAGCAGTTTCGTCATCTACGAAGTCTATAGCTTTAGCACTACCTGTAACTTTTTTACTGTCTCTTATAGTTAAGAACTCAACATCGTTGGGTACTAAATCACAAGTACCAACAGAATCACTAACAAAGCTATATCTATTAACAGTAAACTTCAAGTCTTCGTCTGTATAAGATTTCCAAGCACTGTCATTTGTAGGAGCAAATAGCACACCATCACCCCAGTCATTATTGTAACCGCTTGCTTGAGCAGTAGTTCCTTTAGAGAAGCTACGTTTACCAACTGAAGCTGTATACAGTAAGTATTCTGGAGACCCACCGTCAGGTATTACCGTAAAGCAATAGTCGGTGTCTGCTTTAAGTTTAACTGGATTTTCAAATTCAAATTTTGTAGCGACAGTACCATCATTAGAGATGTTTACGTCTGACTCATCTAAATATGCCTCTGCAAAAGGTAATACTTTTGTCGTTGGATATCCTAATTCTATCTCTCGTATCTGTACTGTTACACCTTGGTTTGTAGCCTTTCTCTTAAAGAATAAGTCGATATCACTAACATAACCATAGTTCGCCAGACCGGTATCTGATGCTCTCATCTTGAATGTTTGAGCAATAGGATCCTGTCTATCTTTATCGAACTCTCTTTTTACTGAACTTGTCTCTGCTTCATTGTCTACATCTCTAGTGCTAGTATTTTGACTTTTACTTAGTCTATGATGATATGAAGTCTGCGTTGCAGAAGCATAAGAAGTCCCCTGAGACTTAATATTACTGTAAGTCGAAACATCAGATATTTCTAGTCGATTTTGACCAGTAGTGTAGACTCCTCTAGGAACTAGGAAATATGCAAACAAGTTACCTCTAGAATCTGTCTTAACAGTCGAAGTCGTATAGTTATATCTCGTTGTAGTTCTACCTCTTCTTCTACCGTAAAAGAAATCAGCCCAGTTACGATATGGCAAATACTTAGGAGAAATGAATCTAAATCTTCTTCCGCTTCTACCACGATGTCTTCTTCTAGCACGGCGATAGAATCTTAACCAGTCATATCTAAACTGTCTGACATGAGTGTCTACATTTTTACCACCAAAGAAGAAGTGATGCTCTGTGTTAGGTCTTAGTCCGTTAACAGAAATTCTAATAACTTGAGGTCTCATATATGATCTAAATGCATGATGATGATATGCAGAATAGAGACTAGCAGTTCTTGGATAATTAGAGAGATGACCTGACCTGTACAAGTAGTTCAATCTCTTCGCATATGAATATGCGTGCCTACGAATACGGCGTCTGTATCTTGATCTTCGGCTTAATCTAATATATCTCTGAAGTCTTGTCACACGATATATAATATGAGCTGGCAGTGCTGTATGAATCAACAAAGGATTGGTTATAACATCACGATGGAAAGTATACTTTGGATAAATATTCGCCTTTCCTTTAAAGCTATAACTATTCACTACACAGTTTCTAACGCCAGTTGCATATGGTTGACTTATGATGGGAGTTTTAGTCTCATCAAAAGATAGTGTTATATTATCTTCAAAAAGTTCTGAAGTATTGACCAGAGTACTTGTGTCTACCTTTAGGTCTACAGTAAACTCTTTCATTGATGGTGATGCAATAGTTTTACCATCATCGACAGACGCATTGAACTCTGGGTCTTCAAAGTCCGCCCCAGTTAAGCCTTCAAAACTATCTGCAAGAATACCGTTCTTGAATCTTTCTTCTCCATCAGCGCCTCTTATGATAAGACTTTTGGTTTCCTGTTCGGCTATAGATAATCTTACCATCTCAGTCAAAGAAGATAGTCTTGAGTCTATCTCGCCAATCTCTTCCATCGTATAACCTTGATTAGAAATTTCTTCCACCTCAATACGATTATCACCTTCTATCTCATTAGAGCCACCGGGTATATTGATATTAGCAATACCATACTGTCGATTAAGTTGTGGTGGAGTTGGGTCTTCAGCCTCTCCGCCTTTAACCAATAATGTATTACCATACTCATCAATAACAACAGAGTCTATTCTAGATAAAAAGTATAGGAATGTAGAACTAACTACAGAATTATTAGCAAATGATCGATATGAAGAAGTACCGCCTACTAAAGCCCTATTTGCGATAGTATTTTGTGGTATCTGTGCATTGCTTGCTGTTGTTGAGATATCTACCTCAGCCCTTATGTAGGGGCGCATATCAATAGATTTAGCTAACTCATATGTGTTTTGGTTTTTTGCAGTGTATGGTGACAGTCTCTCTACATAGTCAGATGGATAACTATCTATAGTTATATATCCACCATTGACATTTCTCTGTAGATACTTAAATTTAACAAGCAATGTGTTGCTAATATCTGGAGCATTTGCTCCAGTCTTCAGTTGTATATAAGACAAGTCATATACACCATCTTTCTGATTATTAACTAACGTAAATCTAGATGTAACATCTGTCATAGTGGTTTCGCCTGAAACCGCATCTGTAGCACTTGTAGAATCATTCGAATCAGCCATGAAGACACTTTCAAGTTCAACTACGTTTGCCACACCTAAAGGCGCACGTTGTGTGAGTAGTTGATATACAGGCCTCATAAAGCCAGTAGTTTCGGTGATAATATCTGGGCTAGTTCCAGTCACAGCCATATCAAAGAATATGACTAATTCGTCATCAGCAGTTGCTGTACTGAATGTTAGATTCATACTAACAAACCCGGAATCATTTACGTCAGTACCTGCAACAGCACCAGTCGCTTTATGCAGAACAGGTGTAGCATCTGTAGTTAAAGCAAATATATTTTCTAAAGCTACTATGGGCTGTCCATTAGCTTCTTTTGAAATAGTAGTAGTTTGTCCACTTAGAGTTTTTGTGACATTTCTTCTTTCAACAATAACATTATTGGTAGTACTACTAAGTCCAGTTTTACCAGTGTCGAATACCATACAGGCTTGATTCGATCCATAGAGTTTTGCTACTGTTTCTCCCGATTCGATAGTAAGTGCTTGTTTAACTGTTGTATCACTACTTCTGGCAATGTGAGTAGCGCCAGAGTTTTTGTAGTTATCAAACTTTATGATATTATATACATAAACTCTACCATTCTCGCTTCCCCCAGAAAGAGGTGGTTGTACGTTTAATACGTTACAAGTACCGATTTGGGTACTACCAGAATTATTGTATAGATTGTAAGAATTGAACTGATTATTTGCATCTAGAGACACATCATAATCGATAGAAGTAGAAGTTCCGTTGACCAGAAATGGAATCTCGAAGTACTGTCCATAATCAACAGATGTCTTCTGATTATCTTTCGACTGAGTGGTGGTTACTTTGTCTACATTTATTTTAATATTGGTTACATTTGTCGCTTCTCTTCCATAGATAAAAGCCTTACCGGGCTCTATCTCCGCTTCTACTTGAGTACCAGATTTACTCAGTGTAGTTTCGTATCCATCGACAACATAATTACCAGACTCTTCATACGTTCTTCTTGCTAACTCATCACCTAATACATTGAACTCAGTAAAGTCACGAATCCTAGTAGCGTTACCATCAGTGTATCGAATTAGTGTGAAGAACTCTTCTGGTGCATTTGCAGTTTCATAAGCAACTAATTTAGGAACAAGCTGAAGTCTGTCTGCGCCAGGTGCATTATAGTTATTAAACCCAGATGCATTGTCAAGTAGACTACTATCTTGGTTAGAATCGACAATATTTTCAGCAATAGAGAAGCCAACAGAAACTGGGTTGATTACTGTCGAGTCTGTTGCTGATTGACCGGGCACATTGCTGTATCTAGTAACAATAATAAATTGTTTTTCTACAAAGACGAAATGACCTTTTTGGTAGATAACTCCCTCATCGCAAGACACGCCAAACGCTTTACCTACATGATCATCGTTGTCACTATTAGAACCAAATGCTGTAACAGTTGTATTTACGCCAGCAATATTAATTGGGGTATCATTCCAATCTCTTATTTCTAGTTTTTCACCACGACCGAATTCTTTAACTTCAGTATTAGTGTCACCCACAGTGTCACTTTTTAGATAGTTAATAAAAAATGTTTTTAGGTTGGGGGATGCTGTTTCAAAGCCATTTAGACCTACGATGATTTCCGCTTCTAATCCATTAGTCTTTCCGACCAACTTATATCTTTTTGTTCTACCGTCATCATCAGTCACTTCATTATACAGTGCGGGATTATCAAATCCAACCTGATCTTCTAGCTTGACATAATTAATGTCATCTCTAGATGTCAAGTTGACACCGCTTATAACAGTACCCTCTTTGTATACGTTTGATCCGAATCTCTCGACCTGTTTCTGTAGAATAGTCTGAAGCTGAGTTAACTCTCTTGCTTGTACAGCCTTAGAAGGTTTGAACAGAACACGATTAAACTGCTTGTCTTCATCAAAATCATCGTAGTACGGATCTACGTTTAAGTCTTTATTGATACCCATTTTTTATACTCTTTCCCTTAAAAATCAAACGTGAACTTTATATTTTCGTTTTTACTAGACTCTCTTGTAATAGGAGAAAAGTCAATGAAGTGCAATAGGTCACCCGAATATGCATCATACTGACCATACGAAATACTGTTAGTTATTTTACTATTTATACTGACTGGTGCTGTTGGGGTTTCTTTAATATAAAAAACACCTTTCTGAAACTTATGTTGGAAATCTCCATAGTAGTCTACAAGACTGATATATGTATTGGTAGTATCAGAACTAATTTCATGTATTTTACCCTTAACGATATCCAGACCATAATCATAATCTGTATTAGTGACATCCACCCTATCTACAACAAATGATACTGTAGCATTTTTCTCAGACCCGATACTTGCAGTGTTTGTACTTGTGAATACATCACCTACTGAAGGAGACTCACCAGTAGCACCAATCGCTGTAAAGTCATTGGTGCCCATTGTGCCGGCAACTCCTGTTCCTAAACTACAGATAGTGTAAGACACTCCGTCTACCATATTCTGAACGCTTATAGTTTTAATATACTGTTCAACATATGAATTGACTCCACCACCACCACGCAAAAGTGTGTGTATTGTGTCTAGGCTTTCATTTGCAGAATCACCAGAAGGATCAATGTGGTCACTTTCTGGTGTGCTAGAGTTAGGTACAGTCAAAACTGTTCTATTATCAAATGCAGTCGGAGTAACGGAAGCACCAGAAGAATCTGTAAATGTTGGATTTTTTAATAGACCAATAATCGAATATTCGTTAAAGCTAGGAGTAGTTGCACTTCCACCAACAAATCCAATCGCCATAGATAACTTACTCATCGCAATTTCGGAAATAGGATCTTTACCATGACCACCTCTAGGAGAGACAATAGCACGAAGTATTGTTGGGTTTGACTGTACAGATGCAGAGGGTTTGAGAAGTGGTGGATACACCACCTCGGCCTGAGCAAACTTATAATTAGAACCTCTAGTTTCAAACCCAACACTTTTCGCTGTACCAAATTCGTCTAGAATTAAATATGCCTTTGCTCTTGTGCCAGTTAAGGTACTAGAAGATATATTAACTTTAATCAATAACTGACAAACTTGTTGCGTAGAAAATATGTCTCTAGTTCTTACTCGTAATCTTATTTGGTTAGTATTGGCATCAGATGTGGTCGCCTCGACATCGTAAAGTTTACCTGTAGCACCATGTCTAAGATACATATTCTTATATGCATCTGCTGAAGAATAAAGAGTTCTATTAGTCTTGGTTGTTGCTGTGACTACTATATTTTTAAAATCTCCTACAGTAGTACTATCACCATCAATAATAATAACATCAGAAGTATTGTTAGCACTAGTTGCTTCACCAAATAGATATTGGTTAAACTGATTAGGTACAGTATCCTCTATGATGATATTAGAAATATCTTCTTTCGCACTTGCTCTAACTAAAGGATCGCCATAAGCATTATCTACGCCTGAAATTACTGGTAGAGGTAAGTCTCCACTAGATTTAAAATCCCGAACCTCAGATGCTAAAACCTTAAACATAAACTGCCATCTATACCCGTCTTGAGTAATAGACATTTGATAGTTATTTTGATCGACTGTACCAGTTATTTCTTGAGATGGTGAATTATTGTTATTATCGAGACATTTAAAAATTAAGTAGTTACCGCTACCCTGTTCTCTGACAGAAACAACCATGTTTAGAGATTCAATATCTTTCGTGTCATCATATTGATCATAGATAGTCCCCTTGACCCAAGGGTTTTCTATAAACATATATCTCGCATTGTTAGTACTTAACTTTTTACCAAATATGATCTTACGCAGAAAATCTCTTTTAGATGTCTGCGTATTTTGTATTTTAGCACCAACCTGAAATTCTGATTTGGTCTTTGATCCAGAAGCAACTACATAATAGCTTTGGTCGTCCAAACTATTAAACAATTCGTTCGTTGTCTCGATTTTAAAATTTTCTGTTATAATCTTTGCCATTATTGGGTTCCAAATTTATTATCTAGAGCGTTGTTCTCTAGTGCTTTCTCCTACTATATACGGGTAGGCTGGGGTGGACGGAAGTGACGGACTAAGCGCACTAGTACTTCCATCAGAAAATGTTAAGAAGTATGCATATGTACCCTGCATGAAGTCTGGTGTAATACAGTATCTACCATTAAATCTATCTAAAGTTGCAAATGAATTGTCCCCTCTAAACTCATAGTCTTCTTTAAATGCTCCCTGAGGATAATCAACATATGAAGGTCTATTCGACTCTTCACCAACAGGTGCTGTAAAAGAATACGCAGATCGCATAATCTCTATGGTACTAGTTGGGTCAGTTGGGTTTTCGAATCCATAAGGACCATATATTGGAAACCCATCTAGTGCCCATCCTATAATTTTAGAGTGCCCCGCAGTGAATGTTACGCCATCATACTCTACAGCACCATGTCTAGTAACTGAAGAGCCACCAAATGGATTGCTTCTAAAGTATTCGCTAGATGCAGTGAACTCTCCATTACTCTCAAATCCATTGAGAATAAACTTACCATTTCTATATCTATATTCATTAGTCAAGCCTTCTGGTTTGCCACCACAAGGATCAAATGCATAAGCAGACCCTATTCCAGATAAGTTCCAAGTCCATCCATTACCTGCAAATGAGGTTACTGTTCCATCCACCCAATCAAGAAGGCTGTCTGAAGTTGGTGAGTAGATGGGAACCCCATTTACAGCAACACCAACTAACTCGTCAGAATTTACTACCTGCTCGTTTGAATCTTCAAGTATAACGCTACCATTTGATATTCGTCCACCCCTACCGCCTTTATATGATATATTGTACTCAACTGGGCCGCCAAAAGTATTATCTTGATCTTGAATCGATGTACCATCATTGAATAATCTAGTCGTACCATCGTTCACTAAATTGGTGCCCGCCTTTGCGGGGAAGGGATCTCCATCTGTTTTAATTTTTAGAATGCTCATTTAATCCCCCACAATTCTGTCGGCTTCTTCTTGAGTAACAGAAACAAGTATGTCACCATCGATAGACTCGTTTGCATTACCAACATGACCAGTACCATCTGCTGTAAGCACATCTCCATCGATAGACTGATTCGCATTACCAAGATGACCTATACCCTCTACTGCAAAATTATCTACTACCACATCATATGTTATGATAGATACATCTACTGTACTTTCAAAACTATTAACACTATTTATCAATGGTGTATTGAACAGCTTAGTGCCAGCTACACCAACAACATCTTTAACTAGTGGAGTATATATCTTTGGGTCTGTCATTGTAGATACATCATATGAATATTCTTGATAATAATTATTATCGTGAATCCTTGCACTTGATTCGTTCAAGAAAGAAGAATTATCTTTCCATCTACCCTCTGTATTACCTTGACCTGCAGTATTCAATACACCAGTAGCAACTTTCTGATTATATGTCGGGCTACTTGGTGTGGTATTGATAATATCAACCTCTTCATCATCTTCATATTTATATCCAGTATGTAAGACTTTAACCGAATCCAATTGACCTGTGCTATATTCAGCGGCACCTAAGATTTGAGCATTAGCCCCCATTGGTAGAGAGTTGGGGTCCTTTTTCATAGTAAGAATCTGTGATTCTTTTGACCTTATTGTTATGCTTTTGCTTTTATCGATACCAAAGAAACTTACGGGTCTAAAGTAAAACTCTGTCCCCTCTCTTTTCAAGAATTTCAGTTTTACATCATACTTTTCTTCTTGTAATTCAAAAGTAGTCACACTCTGACTATACGGACCTGGAGTAGAAACGTCACCCTGCGTTAGTCTATACGCACCTATAGATTTTAAAGTACTCTGTAGAGGCATACCTGCTATTTCTTTAGCTGACAGATATGATGTTATTGGAGTATTTACATATCCAGAAACGCCAGCATCATTATTTTGGAATATAGTTCTAAGTATTGCTGGGTCTGGCTTGCTTAATACTGGTGCAATATATTTATTGAACAAAGCATATCCAAGAGGATTATTAGATAGTATTTCAATTGGAGTACGCATACTGTCTGACCACTCTGGAGACTTAGAACCACCATCCCAGAACTCGCTCATTGACCACATACCCCAATTCAAGAAGTATAGATATTCTTTATACGCCAACTCTGCATCTGCTTGATCGGTTCTCCATAGCGGAGCATATGCTGATGGATCGAACATATCGGCATCAATCGCTTCTTTTAATGCAAGATATAATTCAGTTGATTGCCATGTTATGTCACCAGTAGCAATCCAGTTAAGTTGCGTTTCACTACCTTCTACAGAACCCGGCACACCATAAAGATGAATAGTATGTAAAAGATGTTCTAATACTTCTTCAATATCTCTATCACCAACACCTGGGCTAGGCCCACCAGTTGGTTTATACCAAATCATGTCATTGGTTTCATGTGAATTTAAGAATGTAGTGTATCCAGTATATTGTTGCTGACCAATGTCAGTTAAAAAGTTTGGAGTATATGCCGATCCACTACCATAAGCAACTCTTTGAGCCGTTGGTACACCCTCGTGAGTAGTACCTACATCACCACTTAGTGTGCTGATCATTTTTCTTTGTGCAGTTTCGTCTATTTCTGGCGCATCTCTATCCATCAACAGTTCAACTACTCTTGCGACCTTCAATGCAAACTCATCTGAAACTTCAGGTGCGCCGCCTATAACACCACTCGCAACAATCTTCAGACCATTAACAGTCACACTTCTAGTGAAGAGACTACTAACTGTAGCATCTGGGTCTATAAATTCGCCTTTCACATAGACTGCCTCAGTATCAGTAACAGGACCTTCATATGGCGATCTTATTTGTTGACGTATAATATCATTTTTCTGTAATGTAAATGGTGGAATATCAAAAGTCATAATCAAATCTCGCAAGTCGTACTGTGCGATTATATTATTAAGAACTCTGACACCGACATCATTTTGATAGTTAGTACCCGGACTATCTTCTAGAATATTACTAATTCTACCTATGGTAAATGATTGCTCTTTAAATGCATCTCTGTATGTCGTATCGATATTCTCTACACCAAGTTCTCCACTCGTTTCATATATAGAGTCGTAATACTCTGGAGGCACACCTATACCTAACCATCTTTTCAGAGAATGACCACTACCATTTTGGTTTGCAGGAATCTTCTTGTTACTAAAAGTGCCTGTAACGTAATCATCATACAACTCGAAAGTATTTTCAGATATTGACTTTGCGTAATATTTTTGACCATTTTCTAAATCTTGAGAAGCAACTCCACCAAGCTGTGCATCTCCTTGTTGGAAAATATATTGTTCTCCATCTACAAATCCATGCTTAGTTATAGTAAATAGACCTGCACTAACATCAGTTCCATCAAAGACTTTTCGTGGCTCTATAATTTCATTAAAATGATCACCGATAATATCAGTTGTGAGTCTAATTACCTCGGTGTCAGTAACTTCGCTGACATCAAACGATGAAGATGCATTATACTGACCAATGCTCTGACACTCGATTGTGTTGAAGTAGTCTCCATCTACAAACCCCAAGAATGACGTTCCACTTAACTCGTCTGGTACAGAAGTAAGAGTTGCGCCAGAAGAATCTTTTAGTGGATCGTTGAACATACCACTAGCAGTATAAAAAGCACTATTCGATTCCCCAGTAGGAGTTATAATATTTGAATAGTCTAAACAGAATCCAGTTCCACTTATTGTGACTCCATCTGCAAGCGCACTAGCAGTGAACCGTATTCCACTAGTTGATGACAAGGCAATGAGGCCATCTCCAACTGCTTCAGAGATATTGATCACTTTACCAGTTCCACCACTAGCGACAGTAATCTGAGTTGGTTTGTCGCTAACTGTTATTGTACTTCCAACATCTTCGTATCCTAATGAAACATTGGTCTGGCCTAAAGGATCATTGGTAGTTTGGCTAGTACGCTGATAATAATATGTTCCTGCAACTGTTGGTGCAAATGTAGCTATTGCTGAGTTAGTTCCGCTATAAACAATTTCAGTACCAGTTAAATCTACTTGATCTCTAACAAGTCTGACTTCAAGACCATAGGTATCAAAGGTATCAGAATTACCTACAGTGCCTGCTTCAGAGACACTTTCAGGTGTTAAGTTCACTAAGCTACTTATGTCAAGACTTTCTTCTGTGTATAGTTGAAGTTTGGCGCCAGCGAATGGTCTCACATAATATTTTGCACCATGAGTTAAGTCAGAAAAAGTCTCTATAGTACCATCATTAAGATTAGGCGCTGTATCCGCAAGACTACCATTGATAATATTACCCTCAGCAGAACCAGAACCAACTGTAGCCAAAGGTCGAACATAGTGGAAGGCTCTATTGGTAAAGTCTGTAATATCAGCACCTACTGCTAAAGTACTTGCAAACACATTAAAGGCTGTACCATCTGCTTGCACTGTACCATTAACAATTTTGAAAGTACCAATGATCGTGTTTGTAGATGTGTCAACATATCTAAAGTAATCATTACCCGCTACATTGTCTAGGTTAGTACCAGTAATAGTGGATTGAGAAGCATTATTACGATGGATATTAGTAATTGTCGGAGTGCCGTTGTCGCCATCAGGTAGACTTGTAGTGACAAATCTTTTTTCTAGATAAGCTGTAACTAAATCACCTGATTCAAGTTCATGATCAACAGTAAATTCGAGTCGATCATTACCAGTGTTTACTGTAGAACTCATAATTTCTTGACTAGCTGTTCTTCTAGGTTTTGTTCTAATCTTTAAGTCTGCGTCTGTTGTGACAGTATTATCAATTACTATAGTATCACCAACATCCATAGTCAAGACTGGATTATTTGTACCAACAACCCCACCAGAATCTGATGAAGTTGATGTGTTTACAGTATAGGAAGTACTACCCGCCTGAGTAATATTAATTGGATAAGTATTATATGTGTAGGTACTAGGTGCATTAAATCTATCACCCGCTACTGGGTTTGCGCCTGCTCCATTTTGATTTGCTACCCAACCTATAGATTCCCATGTTGCTTTAGGAGTACTTCCCACATCCTGAATCAGGTACTCTTTACCACGAAATATTGAGTTAGTCAAACCTCTATTTGTGTAACCAGTTGGAATTGTTCTAGTATCAAGATTGGCGCCAAGAAGATTCCAGTCTGCGAAAGACGTTGTGCCAAAATCTTGAATGTAATATTCTCTGCCGGCTACTAAGTTTACTGCTGGGACAAGATAGTTCGAATAGAAAGCATAATCTGGTTGACCTGCCTTTGGATGCGGATCACCAATCGCTAATGCATCTCCATTAGCGTCATTGGCAGGATAGAAAGCAGTGACTGTATCTGGAAAGTTTGGTGGTGGTGTGAAATTTGAACCAATTGTAATATTTGGAAACACGCCAACCAATTGAAGAAACTTATTAAATTTTGCCAGTACTTGCTTAGAGGCAGTAAACACTGCATCATATTTTTCTAAGTCGTGTGCAAATCCACCCAAAGATAGATTGGCTAAATTAGCATCAGTAAATACAAAGTCTGTACCGATTATCGGAGAGTTACAACCTATCTTAGAGAAGTCATCGTCAGTCATGTTACTACCCTTGTATTCTAGAGTATATACTTGACCATTATGAAGATCCTTTACTCCACCTCTATCGATACCAATAGTTGCTGTCTGTGGTGGTGTGAGAGGAGATATTGTTGGTATTCTATCAACAACTTCTGATTCTAGTGCGACAGGGTCAACTTGACCAAAGTTTCCTAGATTTAACCAACTATCAAAATCAGTTGGAGTATCATAAATCTCTACGTCATTAAGACCATTATTCATTGCAAACTGATACGATATGAAGAACTGCGTTTCTGCAATAGAAAAGGATCCTTCCTTTAACATATCATTCACTGAAGTCTCATCACCAAGATAAGAAGCATATATTGATCCACCATACTTTTCAGACGGCTCAGTGGGCTGATTCAAAAACTTATAGTATTTGTCAAGCGATGCCGGTAGTGGCTTAATTTGATCGAAGGTGTTGTTCTTAAAGTAAAATGCATTAAGGAAACTATCAAACAACAAGTTTCTATATTCAACTTGACCATCAACAATTACTTGGTGAGTCTCTGTAAACGCTTCAAACAGTTGATCTTTGTCTGTCTTAGTCTGAATGAATAGAAGCGGGTGTCTGTAGTCAGTAATAACAGCACTACCATTTACAGAATATTGTGGAGCAAGTGGAGCGTCTCTTCCAGTATAATCAACAGTAGAACCTGGGAATACAATTGTCTGCCCCTTTTCTAGTTGATATGGAGTATCGCCCTTGAGAATAATTACCTGATTACTAATTTCGATTTGTGTATTTTCGTTAAATGGTATTGTATTTGGTTTGATATAACCATAACCACCATCAATTATCTCATAGTCAATACTACCAACTTGTGCTTCAGATGAACTAGTAATGATACCCTTTGCGCCAGTACCAGACTTTTTAGAAACGATGTCAATAGTGTCACCTTCTCTCTGATTTGGAAGACGTACTGCTTTTGATATTTCCACATTACTGATAGAGCCGGCAATTAACTTACCAACATTGACGATAGTCTCTACTCCATCATTCGTAGCAGAAATAACTTCAAGTGAGTCATCAGCAACAAACGTACCCTTAAGGTTCGACATATAAAGAATAGGAGTAAGTGCGCCCGAGAAATTAACAAACACAATATCATCAACAAATGCTTCTGCGCCAGACAGATCACCTTTGATTGTATTACCACGCAGTATTGGATATCCATCAACAACAAAGATTGTTTTCATCTCAAGGAAAGATTCACCACCCCATAGATTATGTGACGGCTTTAATATATTACCACCTGGGTAGAACACAGTAATGTCTTCATTAAAGAACATCTTGAACAATAACTCAAGAGATTCCTTTGTACCCTTTCTTGTGTACAGATCATCGATGTGCTTAATAATAAATGGCACATCCACTGTCGAATCAATTGGTAGATCAGCAAGATACTTCTTCTTATAATATACAAAGAATGTAGGTAGAGTCGAGTCAATGTCTCGTAATTTTGGAATATCACGATCATTCTTTTGATCTAGATATTGATAGTACGCCTCAACAAACGATATAAAGAACTCACTATTTTCTTTATATACACTTGGAAACTGACTCTCAATGTCAGAATAGATATGATCTCGAATTGTTACGGGCATATATTATAGTTCCAGTGGACTTACGTTTACTTTCACATCTTCACCACGAATCACAATGATACGATCCTTTGGTGGCTTGATATCTTTTCTTACACTATTAGCAGTAAACTTAATTGCTTTACCACTAAATGCAGTTATAATTAAATCATTCAATTTAACATCACCTGTCATATAATTTATAGTACCTACAGATGGGTTAAATACACTCTCGCTTGATCCAACAGATGCGCCCGATGTTACTAACATAATGTTACCATCACCATCATCCATTGCTTTCAAGTTAGTGGAGTTTATAGTAAACTCAGACGAAGATACCGCAGGCTTATAAGAAGAGAAGCCTAAAGTGTTATCAAACTTATAAGGCTTAACAAGTTGTGTACCAAACGTAAATGCCGGAGAACGTGCCTTACCTAAATCAGGAACATACTCAATGATTGACTTAGCAACAATATCAGTAGAGACAATTGAAGGATCAAGTCCATCAAGATAAGCCGATAGTCTAGACTGACGAAGTGTCTTATTAAAGTCATTGAGGTTTGTATTCTGATAATCTATAATAGCATTTGCTACTTCACTCTGTATCTGTGCCGATGACTTAGATGTGATATTCGGATCATAAGTAATCTCTACTTGCGTGTCAACAAATAGGAACTTAGCAACAACAAAGATAGGCTCAATCGTTAATGGAGTCTTGTCAGATAGATACTGTTTAAAGTTAGCAATCTCATAGTCAGCAACACCCTCACCACCAACTACGTCAACAGAGATAATGACCTTACCAAACTGTGGTGGATTAACTTCATCACCACCATATACACTAATCGCTTGTATGTTAGGAAAACGAGAACGTAGTAGAGTCTCGTAGTCTTTTCTTGTAATTGCTCTCTCTTGTATCTGCGAAGCCTTAGGCGCAAAATTACGAATCGATTCAATATCTTCTGCTTCTCTACCACCTGCGCTGTTCTGTGTTACTATGATATCCACTGAAGCCGCTCCGCCAAAAGCGCCAAGCGTCAAAGAAGTAATACCATTAGCGGAAGCGCCAGCAGATACTCTATACTTCGCTACAATAGAATCAGTGAATGTCGGCTGTACGCCAAATCTATCACGACCAAACTCTATGGAATACTTACCATCATTCTCGGGCTGTAGATAGAATACTTTATCAGTTGCTGATACGCCAAAGACATCAGAACGATATGTGTACGTTGCACCATTCACAGTCACTTTTAGGCTTCGTGTGTCTATATTGGGATTAGATAGAATCGTGTTACTGATAGCAAGAGTCTCTTGTACAATACGCCCTTCAAATAACTCTACATTATCTACAGTAAATAAAGAAAGATCAGTAGAACTACGAACTGCTGTATACGCTTTATCCGTTAAGAGATTGTAAGTCTTATTACCACATCGACCAATTAATGGCGTGCCTTCTGGTATGATGAAGTAGTTGTTTGTATTATTTGGATATGTTACATTGATTGTAGCTTTAGTACTTGCACTACGCTTACTAATAGGTAGATAGTTTAACTCTTTAGCATGAGATAATACGCTATTACGTTGTGTAGCAGAATCAAGGAACATCTCAGAGATAGCCATATTATAGTAATAGCTATTATAGAAAGTGTTATATGATAGTACATCTAACAGTACATTCATGTTAGAGCCTTCATAGTCGAAGTCTTTGAATCTATCTTGATTCTTTAGAAACGTCTTGAGTTCTTCTTTGGTGGCATTAAAGTCAAGATTTGTTACTGGTGATATATCTGTCATTACCTTATCCTACTAAGATCAATTGTGAGTACGCTGTCTTTACCACTATTTATTACGCTGAATATAATCTTAACGAATATCTCATGTCGATCTATATTAGCGTTTACTATAACATCTTTTACATCACAGCGTGGCTCATACGTTTTAAGTGTTGATTTAATATTTTCTTTTAATATAAGAATAGTATTCTGATCTATGTTCTCGAATAGACTACCTCTTATATTACATCCAATGTCTGGTTGAAATAGGCGTTCTCCACGATCAGTCAATACTAAGTTCTTAATACTCTCTCTTACTGCTTGCTCATTAACTCTACGAGATAAGTCAGCACGACCAGGTATCTGCTCTAGATTTGCTCCAAAGTCAGAAAAGAATTCAACTTGTTTACTTCTTGGTGTGAGTGCCATGATTTTTCCTATAGTCCGATTATATATTTATGTGTTATCATGATCGTTTCTTTTTAAATCCATCAATAGTATGCTTGTCTAATAAGGCTTGTATGTCAACATTTCGTTGTCCACTATACCCTTCTTGCCATCCTCTACGAGCCGCAAGATCAAGATGTAGATGTCCACTGTATACACCAATACCAGTAAAGCCTGCTCTACTAGCGGCAACTATAGTATCATCACGATTACTCTCGGTAATTGTAATGTCAACAGAGTATCCAGAATGATGTGAGTTCATTGCTATAGCACCCACTTGTTTATTTCTTCCTGACTTCTTCTTTCTTACTTTATATCCTTGCTTGACAACATATGACTCACCAGTCTGATCTACAATACGAAGTAGCTTAGAGTATACATCATCTTTAATCTCACTCCATCCGGCACCATCACCTTCAGCAAGTACTTCAGCCGAGAATGTAATATTACCACCAAGTCCAGACTCAGACACAGCACTAATGAATGATATCTCACTCTCTGTAGGATGGGGGTGAGCAACATAGTCTGCTTCACGATTAGACGGGGCAGCCTTCTGATACTTACCAATACCACGCTTCTTCTTGGATTGTCTTTCTTCTTCACTTACTCGTATAGCACCATACTTAACTGCTTGTTGTGTATTAGAAGCACTTGCTGATCTAACTGCTCTTGCTTCTCTTCCTATACTATTCGCCATACGATTTAGTCTAAGTGCAGGCTCCATTAACTTTGATTGTAAGTCTCGTGCCATCTCACATAAGCGAAACAATATATTAGCAATATTCTCGGGCGTAAGTCTTTCAAATGACTCAGCCATCTTAACAACTAGCTTCTCCATATCTGCTATAATAGACTGTATGGTAGCATCTTTTAAATAGTCATTAATGTTTCTCATGACTTTATTCATCTTCTTCATGATAGCAGATGCCGCACTCTCTAGTCCTTTGAGTAGAACAACAACACTACCAACGGCAGCTAAAGCAACACCCTTAGCGGCGAGTACAGCGCCTTGTATTACTTTCTTTAGTAAGTCTAGAAGTGTCTCTAATATACCCTTTTGCTTGATACTCTCGGCTAGCTTCTTAACATCTTTCTCTAGTAAGTTGCGTACATTACTAAGAAGTTCTTTACCATCATTCACTACAGCAAAGGCTTTTGTTAGATCAGATAGTACATCATTATAAGCACCACAGACACTACCCGTTAAGTTCTGTCCAATGTTCTGAGCAAATCCAAAGTCAAGGTCTTTTAATAGATTCTGAAGTACCACATTCTTAGGATCAAGCGTACCTCTTAATATATTAAGAGACTGCTCACGAGTAAAGAATCCACTACCTTTACTCTTTGATACGTTGTTAGCAAATGCGGCTAGTCCTAATGCACTTGCGCCAAGTGCTGATGAAATAGTATTACCAGTACTATCTAGTCCCGAAATAGAAGAAGGTCCATTAGAAAATGTCGATGCAGTAGCACCACTCGTTGTCGATGGCTGTCCAAAGCGAAAGTCTGATGTATCTGGTATACCCGATGTATCTGCGTCAGAACCCGCCTCATTGCCCGCTGAAGTGCTTACATTGTTACTGATACCATTTGTGCTATCATCTAATACAGTACTTGCACCAGAGCCTGTGTCTATCGTAGACGTTGTTCCACCACTTCCAATCGCTCCAGTTGTCCCTAAATTGGCTATATCTTGACCAGTTAATCCATCAGATGCAGTGTCAGTACCCGATGAATTTGGTCTATTATTATTATATTCTGTTAAAAAATTGTTTAAATCGGCTACATTTACGTTGTTATCCATAGCATATTGTGCTACATCAGTGAAACCAATACCATCTTCACTGCCAAATTTGTCCTTCAGAGAGGGATAAGCGTCTAAATTTAGACCATTAAGTATGTTATTAAGGGCATTTGTAGAGTCAACTATGTCATCTCTATTGAGATTTTCGACTGGATCGTCACTAGGAACGAGACTTGCTAAGTCAATAATAGCACTTTGTAGTGCATCACTCGTACTCTTTAGCAGTTCTTCTCCTGCTCTTGAGCCAAGTGGTGTCGTATTATTACATTCAATACTCATTTAATTAGTCTCCAATGTCCATAAGTCCAGTGATGAACGGTGTCGTTCTCTTAATAACTGGCGGTTTATTTGCTTTACTCTTAGGTAGTTCGCCTGGAGAAACGACAGTTGCTATCTCTTGAACAGATATTCTTGCGTCCTTGAGGTCTTTTTGTGGATTTCTAGCACCCTCTTGTGTTGTAACTGCTGTTACGGCATCATCTGGTAGACTTGATCTAGCAGATGTACCAGAACCAAGATAAACTTTATTGCCATCTACATTTGCGAAACCACCAGATTCAATGTTTGCTGTGCCTGTTGCTGTCATGTCTGCTTGACCAGATAGTGCATTAATCGCTGTGTTATTTGCACTGATACGGGCATCTGCTCCTGCATGAGCATGGAAGTTAGCATCTGTCTTAATACTGGCATTGCCTACTGAGTTAACTCCATATAGTCCACCTGCTGTAAATGACATATTACTACCAGAATCTAGATGAATAATGTCTGGTGTATTCATTTCGATGCCATGATGACCCGAATCAGCATAGGGCAATAGTTGATCAGATACACATGGCACGCCTTTACTACTGATCTTGGTGTATGACTCAGTAAACATA